ACTTTTAATCCGCAGGATTAAAAGGCATCAGCTTCCCAAGCTGAGGGTCGCGGGTTTGAGCCCCGTTTGCCGCTCTGCTGAATATCAAGCACTTATCTAATGGTAAGTGCTTTTTTTTATATTATTATCAAAGAAAACATTCCGTTTAAGGTGGTTATTTGGGGGTTATTATGTATCTTTATCGTCACAAAAACGTCACAAAACAATGGCAACAGTAAGATTGATACCTGATACAAGAGCAAAGAAGGATGGATCTCAGATGATTCTTCTTGTGATACGGATAGGGAAAACGAGGTTTGTTTTCTCCACTGGAATATCTACACCGTCTTCTGAAAAGTTTAATGAAGTGTCTTATTTGGACAAATCGGTACCACAGTCTAAAGTAAAAAATGTAAGGCTTGTCAGTTTGAAGAATAAGGCTGAAAAATTGATTATTGACGATGAAGCTAGATTATCTTCTTTGCCTTCCGCTAAAGCCAAGGAGATAATCAGCGAATATGTATTTGATGAAAAGGTTGTAAAAAAAACAAGATGTTTTATAGATTATCTTGATGAGTTTGTTTCCATAAAGAGTAATACAGGAACAAAAACGGTTTATAATACAACTAGAAATAAACTGCTTGAATATGATCCGGATTGCACCTTTGACACAATGGATAGGAAATGGCTGTCTAATTTTGAAAGTTGGATGGCTGAATCAGGGATGAAAGTAAACGCTTATTCTATTCACCTGCGTAACATTCGTGCAGTATTCAATTATGCTATTGATGAAGAAATTACTACCTTATATCCTTTTCGAAAGTATAAGATAAAAAAAGAAGAAACTAGAAAACGTGCTTTATCTGTTGAACAATTGAGATTATTGCGTGATTATCCTTGTGAGGAGTTTGAAAAGAAATACAGGGATATATTTATGCTGATTGTATATCTTGTTGGAATAAATATAGGTGATTTGCTTTTACTTGAACACAAGGATATAATAGATGGACGTATAGAATATTATCGCCAGAAAACAAAGAAATTTTACTCTATTAAAATAGAGCCGGAAGCACAAGCTATATTGGACAGGTATCAAGGTAAAACTCATTTACTAGATGTATTAGATTACTATGGAGACTATCATGATTTTAGCCATAGGATGAATAAGAATCTTAAAGGGATAGGTCCGTTTGAACGAAAAGGGCTTGGTGGGAAAAAGAGTAAGCAACCATTGTTCCCCGAACTTTCAACATATTGGGCCCGCCATACCTGGGCTACGTTAGCACATAAGGCGGATGTCCCTAAAGATGTGATATCTTTAGCTTTGGGACACTCCTTTGGTTGTGATGTTACAGATATATACATTGATTTCGACAGGGATAAGATTGATGAGGCTAACAGGAAAGTGATAGATTATATATCGGGTGGCTTAAAAAAGTCTAAATCATGAATAAATCAATCTCATAATATGCATATTTTAAACAAGATTTTTAATTTTGCTGTTCCTGTAATAATAGCTTAAATTTTTATAGTATGGCTGAGAAAAGACAAAGTTACACAGAGGAAGAATTGAATGAAATGATTGCATGGTTCAATGATCATGCTAGCCAACTTCCCAAAACAATGCAAATAAATAAATCTGCGTTTACTCCCGATTTAGCTCTCACTGTCGAAAGCTGTATTATGCAAGCCCAACAATGTCTGGGTAATTATAAGATGGAAGGGGCATTTTTGTTACTTAAACAGATCAGAGCTAATATTGAGAAATAATAATTAATATTAGCCTCCAACTCGGTATATTGATTTCCGATTGTGGGGGCTGTTTGGGATTGATTCGCATTAAAGGTGTAGGATTGACAAAAGAAAATCTAATAAGCTTGTCTGTATTGAGGGTGAAATTTGAGTAAATATATGTTTAGAACAATTCGGAATGACTTCCGATTCTGATAACTTCTATTGCATCGTGTTCTGTGTCCATCCATATCAGAAGAAAATCATTTTTGATATGGCATTCCATGCAGTCCTTGTAGTTTCCTATTAGGGCATGTGCTTTATATTCTTTGGGAAGGATGTCACCGTTTGCTAACTTTTTCAATATATCATATAAGGCTTTCATTAGCTGGACGTCATTCCTATACTTCTTCAAATCTTTCTTTGCCTTTGTACTATAACGGATCGTCTTCATTCTATTTCGTTGATAGATTTCATGAATGAATCAAAATCTGTAGTGTTTATCGTTCCAGAATACTTGCCAGAACGCGCTTCGTTTATGGCTGCAACCGTTTCTTCATTTGGTGAAGAATACATCGCATCCATCAAAGTGCTCTCTACAAAATTGTTTAGGCTTCTGTTTGCCTTCTTTGCGTGTTCCTGCAATACTTGAAGCAAATCTTCACGTAGCCGGAACGATGTTTGTTTTCTTATTACTGTTTCCATTCTATATATCGTATTATGTTATAATGCAAAAGTAATACATTATATTGCAAAGACAAATTTTTATTTAGTTTTTTTTCATGCGATCTAACATACCTCTTATTTTTGGACAGTTTGGAATTATGTTGTAATTTTGCAACGTTTAACTAAAATGTAATGTTGTTATGGACATACTATTTTTTATTGCGGTTATCATTTGGGTTGTAAAAGGTGGACTTATGAAGAGTTCAAGGAGTGCAAACAGTAGTTTTAGAAAGGGGTTGAGAAAATGAAACAATATTATTCTAATCACGGTTCATATAGAGAACTTCTGTTTGATGAAAGGTGGCGTGAAAAGAGAATGCATATATTAGAAAGAGATGGATATAAATGTACAATATGTGGAAGTGAAAAAAATTTGGTTGTACATCATAAGCAATATCATATTGATAAAAATGGGAGGAAACTTCGGCCGTGGGAATATAATGATAAGTATCTTATTACACTATGTAGTTCTTGCCACCAAAGAGGACATGCAAAATTTGATATTCCAACTAAAACAATAAATAAATATGGGACTTTTTAATTTTTTCAAGAAGGGCAACCAAGTTAATAACACAGAAGTTGTTGGATTGCCAAATGTGGAGGATAATAGTAAGGAAATTCTGCCTGAGATTAGAAGAGAGGATTTTGTTGATGATTCAGAGCCAAATCTAGAAAGCAATACTATAACAATTAAATATGGTACCGGTATGCCTATTGATGTCATATACTCCTACATACAGACTGACTATGAGCAAGATGGTTACAATGATGCAATGTGTAACTCTGACATACAGTATAAGGAATCAAAGAAGAAGATTATAAACAACGGTCTTAAAATGCTTTTTGAACAAGTAAGACTGAGATACGAAAGCGATATACGTGATATAAACGTGCAGATTGATATTGTGGAAACGCAGGGGCTAACTTCCTCTTCCATGTCATTGAAGGCACGAAAAGAAACGTACAACGAACACCTTAAAAAGATAAAAGAGATGGAGGATGCCCTTGACGTAGGAGAAAGCAAGATGATGAGCATGATTGATTCATACGAGAGAGGATTCCTTAAAGGTGTTGCTGCCAAATCTGAATCATTTATACGATAGTGTGCGGTTATGGGAATACTTACTAAAATAGGATGCTTTATTATCGGATGGAAATCCGATATACTGAAGGAATGTGGAGAAGCAAGTCATAGGACTTTTAAAAGATACATATCTGCAATCATTATACTTTCTATCATTTGGGGTACTATTGGTTTTTGCTTTGCGGACAGATATGTTGGTATCGAAAGCCTACATGGTAAGATACTCATATCGCTTGTGTTTACGACTATCATAATTTGCATAGAGCGTTTTATTATATTAACCGTTGGGAAGCTCGGATGGATGGGATTTATTAGAGGGTTATTAGCTTTTTTAATGGCAGTTTTAGGCTCTACAATCTTTGACCAAATCATTTTCAAGAATGATATTGACGTTAAGATGAAGGAAATAAGAGCAAAACAGATTAATGAAGCGATTCCTGAGCGTATGGCATATTTAGATGCTGACATAAAGAGGGTTACTGAGCAGATAGATTCCATAGGAAGAGAGAATATTAGGATTTATGAATTATTATCAAAGAATCCTGTTATTGTGGCTACGGATGTAAGTACAACAACAAAGCAGACTGGGGTTGATAAGGATGGGAATCCAATAGAAGAAAAAGTGACGAGCGTAAACAAGAGAAATGTAGAAAATCCGCTAAGTGGTCAAGCTAAAGCCAACGAGAATGCTTTAAAAGATTACAACAAACAGCTAAATTCGTACCAGCAAGCAAAAATGCAGGTAGCCGATGTAGTTCGTAAAGACTATGAAGAAGCAGACACAGGTTTTTTGGAAGAATTGCAGGCGTTGTTCAGTATTCTTGAAGAAAGCAAAATAGCATTAGGATTTTACGCATTTCTTTTTCTGTTCTTGATGCTATTGGAGCTTTTGGTGGTGACAAGCAAAGGTGGTGATGGTAATTGTGACTACGACCTTATAGTGGAGCACCAGTTAAATATCAAGAAAAATACATTAAAGCAGACGGAAGAAAGGCTGTTGAACAAGAAAGGCGATTAAAATCATGGAAATAAAAATATCCGAAGAGGACAAAGCGTTATTGAAACAAATGGCAAGCGAAATATTATGCGACAAGAATCGTTTGGCAAAAGCTATTGCGGTTCACGTGAGGAATGGCATAGAGAATTTTCATTGGAAGTATTTGTCAGACGACAATATGCGTGAGATAAATCCGAAAATACGGAATGCCATATATACGTTTCTTGTAGATTTAGGTGATAAGGTTGATAAAGTATCCATGGAAGATGATGCAAATACCTGTTTTGATTATGTGATTGCCAACACCTATGACTATCTTATTGGTATCGGTATAAGCGATGAACTTTCCAATGAGTTTTATGAAGAAGTCCTTTCCCGTCTATATCAGTCGTTTTATGATATTTCGGATGATGGTAGGGCTATGGTATGGCTTGAAAATCTTTATATTCCTAAATACTGGGAGGATTGCGTTTGCGTTGATTCATTGAATAACAATTAAAGCTATATGGTATGAAGAAGATTTTATTACTGATGTTTATTTCGTTTATTTCAATCTGCTCTTCTTATTCGCAAGGGAACGGGAGGGTTGTTAAAGTAATATATGATGGATGTGGATATACGTCTGGAGTATCAACATATAATGATGGGAGAAAGGTTTTTTCGCTAATGTTTTCCGAAACAATTTACCTTGACGGATTTAATGTTATATCTGGAACAGCCCAAGAAGTGTATGACATGATGAAGTTTTTTTCAAAATTTGTAGAAGAGCACGAAGACACAGATGGATATACTGAAGATATAAATGGATATAACTTAATGATAGTAAAATCCGGGAAAGGAGCTGTAGGAATTACGGCAATAAAGTTTCTTGTAGTTTCTTTTGGTGGCAAAAATAGGAGGTGTGACATTAGTTGCATAAAGAAGGGGAAGCGTGCTTTTGAGAAATATTGTAAAAAAAATAAGATACAATTGGAATAGCTAGGCATATAACTAGAAATGATATTTATGGTAAACACTATCGTGGCTTTTTTGAAAAACACACTGCAAAGTTTTGCCATATCAAAAATTATGCTTTACTTTGCAGTGCGAACAAAATTATAGGGGCGGCAAACTCCTATGACTTCATCATTGGAGTTTATTTTTTGCCAGTACATATCGAGTATTATCTTTATTTATATTAAGATATTGCACCTACCGAGTGTGGTAATGGAAACGTCCACAAATAAAATCCTATGGTTTTGTTCGCAGCTCGTAGTAGGTGCATTTTTTTTGTTATGCGAACAGAACCTATTCAAGTCCTAAGCGAAACAGAGTTGCTGGGACACAAATTCACGGTTTACGGAACTGCCGAAAATCCGTTGTTTCTTGCCAAAGAAGTGGCAGAGTGCATTGATTATGCGAAAACATCACAAGGCTATTATGATGTATCAAGAATGGTAGGCACTGTAGATGAGGAAGAAAAGGATCTACGAACAATCTTCGTAGATGGTAGAAATTACGAAATGTGGTTCTTAACCGAAGATGGCTTATACGAAGTCCTCATGCAAAGCCGTAAGCCAATTGCCAAAGAATTTAAGAAAGGCGTAAAGGAGATTTTAAAGACCATCCGCAAGACAGGCGGCTACCTCGCCACCAAGCAGGACGACACTCCCGAAGAAATCATGGCACGTGCTCTAACCATCGCACAAGCTACCCTTGCCAAAAGAGAGGAACGGTTAAAGCAACTTGAAGCCCAAGCTGAACAACAGCAAGTCACCATTGAGATTCAGACAGAGGAAATCAAAAAATCAGCTCCCAAAGTCAGCTACTACGACAACCACTTGCAGAGTGTGAATGCTCTTACTGCAACTCAAATAGCAAAAGAGATAGGTATGTCGGCAGAAAAACTGAACAACAAACTGAAAGGACTTGGAATACAGTTCAAACAGTCGGGGCAGTGGCTCTTAAAATCACCATACGACAAATGGGGTATGCATGAAACGAGAACCAATATTTTCACAAGTGAAAGAGGTAATACCCATACCAACACATATACTGTATGGACGCAGAAAGGTAGACGCTTCATTATTGCTCTATATGAAAATGATTGGAACGTGAAGAAAGCCATCAAGCAGATAAAAGGTGAGCTGAATCCAGCCGCGTAACCTTGTTTTTTGCCACATAAATTCATTTACCCACTTTTCTTATGAGGTGGGTGCATATTTCATGTTCAATTTTGCAATGTTGTTAATTAATAGATTGTAAACTTTTAAAATACACAAAAAATATGGAATTAAATAAAAGCAACAAGAAAGAATACGATTTGTCCAGCATTCAAGAACTTTTCAATGAGATGGAATCACCTAGGCAACTTGCTGATGATCTTGCTCAACTGATACTCAACTACGCATCTCTTGTTACCGAGGACAACATCGAAGTATTCAAGAATGATTTATCAACTATATCTGTTCTTCGTGATGCGTTGATTAAAGTGAATATATTGCCACAATTAGCATAAGAGCACGTTGAGGTTACGACCAACGTTCAAATGAAAAGGCACTTTGCTTGCGATAAGTAGAGTGTCTTTGCTTATTTATGTTTAATGGTATTAAATAATGCAAATGCAATAATCCCAATAACCAACCATAACAACCCAAAACGGATTATAACCGCCTTAAACGGAATATCGCACTATTGTTAACACTTTTGGATATCTCTTGTTAATCATATTCCTTTGTACCCGTTGCAAGTAGAGCGGCAACAGACACATGATTAAACAATCGCTCAAACGTGAGCCTTCTTTATATTTGGAAATCCGTTGCCGCTCTACTTTAGCAACGGATTTTTTCTTTCCTATTAGTTAGATAAAATCCATACAATCGGTTCTATCAGTGCCCACCGTGCGGAACTTTGGATTAAACCAATGACAGCCGTGAGATAAAAAGGCTCTTCTGTTTTATACTGTATGTCTTTTATTGGCAAGACCTGCTCTGTTCCCATCACCTAACAACAGGCGCCCAAGCGTTGTATTACGATAACCAATAAGAGATGAAGCAAAGATGTTGGAGAAGCATCCAGTATTAAAGCAACAAAATGAATAATTGAAGTTTAACAATGTTCATCCGCCTCCTAATAATTATCTTGGGAGAAAGGGTGAGGTATAAAATTAACCAATATGACAGAACTTGTATTCAAAGGTCAGAATGACCAAGTTTTAACTAACAGCCTTTATACAGATACTACTGAATCCTATAAAGATGAGGACGGCTCTTTAGTTGTTATAAAAAAGACCGTATATTCAAAAAGAATGCTTGATATAATAGTTGAAATGAAAGGTGTGTTGTCAAATAGACCTTATTTCCATACGTTTATGGTTAGCGATGATGAATTGGATATGTTGGCGGCTTTATTCCCAAACAATCTGTTCAATGACGATAAAAACAATTATTTTGTAAATGAGGTCCGTGAAATAGTTTCGAGATTTCCTAAAGACTTTTTTACTGATGAGGTCATGGATATGGATATAGTAATTCACATATCTCACAGGGCTGCATATACTGGATCAGGCAGGGCTCTATGGACTTTGATGGGAGAATCAAAGATGGATAACATAATATCATATCTCCAATCTGTCGTTAGTGAGAAATATATAAAAATTTTGCTGCAAGAATTTTATACCCTAAAGCTAATTATAAACTGGCGTGATTATTTCGATATTCATGATATCATATCTTTGTTCAGACAAATTGATAATAGCCTAAATACATTGCCGAAAGACAAGCAATATACATATCTTGTATCTGACGGAAGGTTGTATAAGATAGGGAAAAGCAAAGATGTATATTCGAGAATAAATCAGTTGAAAACATCAAACCCTCTTATTGAATTAGTCCATGTAATAGATAAAGACGTTGAAAATATGCTTCATAAGCAGTTTGCGAATAAATCATTTAGTAGAGAGTGGTTTAACCTGTCTGAATCAGATATTAAATATATCAAAAGTTTATAATGGAACATATCGCTGAACGTAACCATTTTCTTGATAAAATATACATTATTATTTCAAACCTCATTCGTGAACACAAGGCTGCTTAACGTAGCCTTGTAACCGATTGTAAACATTTCAAAGAACGAATTATGAAAAAAAGAAAAATCACTAAACGCCATATCGAATCAGAAGAACTAAGAAAAGGTTTTGAAATACTAGAAGAAACTAAATCTAATCTTCTTCATAAAGTGTATTCTGTCAATCATGGACTTTCAAAGAAGCCACTATTTGAGCGACATGTTGGAAACTGTCAATCAACCTTGATTGTTTTACTTCTGATAATAGAAATAGTAATTCATTATTTACTCTTAATTATACTTCTTTTCCAGTAATGTAATCAACCTGTTTATTTGTTCCTGAAACATTTCTATATTCTTTTGGTTTTGATTAATCATATTCACAATAATTTCCATACCATTTTTGTCAAATGGGCATTCTAAATGTATATCCTTACCGTTTACGTTAACCTCATGTACGCTTGAGTTTTTGATATCTCCAATGGATTGATTGTTTTTTAGCATTTCTCCTTTGCCTTCCATAAGCCAGTCGTTATTAAACATATTATCAAAAGCATTATTAAATTTAAGAATAAAAGTATTGGTGAGGTAACTTTTATTACCACTAAACGCTTTAGATACACTTTCTTTCCTAACTCCCATTTTATCTGCAACATTTTGTTGAGATGATATAATACCTACATTTTTTAGATAATTGTAAGCCGAAATAATACGTTCTTTTGTTTCCATAATGTTAATTATATGTTAAATATCTATCATTAAGTTGATATATTACCAACAATATCTATCTTTGCAATGCTGTTAATAAACAACACTATCAACATCGTTGCTAAATAACAGCGTTCGCAAACATAAAGAAAAATAAAATAACAAACAAATATAATGGAAAATATTAATACGATAGTTATCAAAAAAATATCACCTGCCGAAACATTAAAAAGTATAGCAGTCGGAGAAACAAGGCTTATTAAAAGTAAAGCTATAAAAGAAAATGTTGTACGTGCTACTATGTCTAGATTGAATAAGATTGGATATAACTTTATATCTAGAAGTGGTGTTGACGGTACCATTGTGACAAGAATCAGATAATAATTTATTAAGAATAAACAAAATGAAAAAGGTAAATATAAATTACGGTAAAGTCCAACCCGTCAATAAGATATGGCTAAGCAGGGAAGAGGCAATGTGCTTCCTAGGCTGTGCTGATGATTATCTGCGCAAAGTTAGGGAGAGTGGGCAAGTATCGTTTTGTCGTGATGGAAGAATGATATGGTACAATGTAAATTCATTGCAAAGGTACATAGAGAAACATAAAGTGATTTGATTACTATTTCTTCCCTCCCGTAAGATTCGGGGTAACAACCGGTTTAAGCCGTTGAGGGGAGCTACTTAAAGTTCTTTCACATCATTGTAAATGCTTATATGGTGTAACTCATAAGCCGTATAATGCAGACAAACGGACTGATTATAGGAGTCAATACCAGCAGGGATGCCGTGACGTATTGAGGGCCTATAATAATTGATTGAACATACTTTCGGTGCACCGATTTGTCCTTAGTGCATTAAGTAAACTTGGTTGGGCACAAGTACCGCCGGAAGGTCTAAATATATCCCCTCCCGTAAGATTCGGGGTGACAACCGGTTTAAGCCGTTGAGGGGAACAAACTCATAATTAAAATGACATGAATGAACTAAAACAATTCAAGGATTTGGTTTTTAAACAACATGAAATGACTAAAGATGCATTTCTCTTACCTTCTTCCATCCGTGAGGAATATATGAACGCAAAGCATGCTAAAATGCAGTTTGAGAACGGATATGGAATAAGTGTTTTAAAAGGTACTTTGTTTTACTCCAACGGTATTGATACTTATGAGGTTGCAGTTCTTGATAATAATGGAATTTGCTATAACACTTCAATAACAAATGATGTAATCGGCTATGTAGATGCGGATGAAGTATCTAACATTATGAAGCAAATACAAGAGCTTCCACCAGTGGTTCAGTAAACTTCCCCAAAAATAATATAATGAAAACAGCTAATTTTATCCTGTCTATATTTGCCACCCTATGTTCCTTAGGAATGATTTATGGTGCGATAGTTACGGAAAGTCCTATAAAATCCGTATCGGTGATTATATTTTCTATTATCTCATTATTTTGTGTGAGATTGGTGGTAATGACATATAAGGAGTTAAAGGAATATTAATGATTTTTTCATCTAGTTTTTTTGTTATTTTCATAAAGTTAATGTTGTCTGTCCGTGCCGGTGTGTGAATATAGGTACGGAATTTCACCGTCCATGGCTGGTACTGTCTAAGGAAATAAGCATAAATAATTATCTGTTCTAATCTCTACTTTCATTTAACGGATAGTATGGCGGTCCGATTCCGCTGACGGTGGCTGTAAGTTATCAAAGTGATAGATTAAGTCGTTTAGGTTTTGCTCCTGTAGTCTGTGAAGATAACAGGAGCTTTTTAATTGGAAACAAGTTAAATTATGGATATAAATATAATAAAGGAGAAAGCCAGAGAGTATGCAAATGGTATACATGGGATTACGCACAAAAGAACAGCATCGGTGGATTTTGAGAAAGGTGCTCAATTTGTTTTGGAATCCATGAAATGGAGGAATGCAGAAAAAGATCCTCCACCATTGGACACAAGAGTGCTTGTGAAGAGTTCCGGGAAATTTGTGAATACCGGGATGTTGGTATTCGATAGTGAGCATAAGAAGAACATTTGGATATGTGGAAATACTAACCGGGCATGGGACATTGATTTTTGGAAACCATTGCCACAATAATTAGATAAACTTAAAATGAATGGTTATGAAGAAAGGTGATAAAGTACGTGAGATAGGTGATACGCTGACAGGTACGATTGTTTATATCGCTAACGGATATGCTGATGTCAAATATCCTAATATGAAAGGTGTATGCTCATTGCCGATCCAATTTCTTGAAAAGGTATGAGAACTATAAGCCAGATAAGCGATGAATTGGAAAAGCTTTATTCAGAGCTTGATATAGTCCAGTCAATGAGTGAGGAATCGGTAAGGCTCACATTCAATGCTGAATGTAAGGGCAAGTATATATCCTTGCTTAATGAAGAAATCGATTCTCTAGAAAACGAACTTGAAGAAGTGGAAAGATATCATGGCAGGAAGCGGAACTTTGTAAGGACTGCGGACCTGCCTTTTTTGTGTTGGTAAAAGCGAACATTTTAAAATTTAAATATTATGCCTATAGTTAAGAAAAATGATGTTTTACCGGAGCGTCCTGTAATTATTGTATTATATGGAGTACCCGGAAGTGGGAAAACCTCAGTAGCTACAACAGCGGATAATCCTTTATTGATAGATTGCGACAGGGGGGCAGACCGCGCAGTACAACGTTGTGATACCATAATGGCTAAATGTTGGAAAGATATTGATTCAGAACGTGAATCTATGAAAGATTACAAAACAATAGTTGTCGATACAGCCAAATCAATGATAGACGATTATCTGAGTCAATATGCTATTGACAATAATTATAAATTGAAAACAAATACTTTAAAACGGTTCGGGCAGATGGGCGAGGACTTTAAAGAGTTCGTCAACTTTCTTCGCTCGAATGGTTCTGACATTGTTTTTATATGCCATGACAAGGAAACGGCAGACGGTGATGTGATAAAGCACTCTCCGGATTGTACAGGGCAATCAAAAGACCTGCTTGTTAGGATAGCTGACCAAGTTGGATATGTATTCATACAAAATGGGAAACGTTCTATTTCATTTGCACCGTTGGATAATTTTGTAGGCAAAAATGTAGCAGGACTTGGAACTGTGGTAATACCTGATTATGGAACAACCGAGTTTGATACATGTATGTCTGACATTATATCGAAAGTGAAGATATCGATTCAAGGAAAAGGAGAAGCGCAAGCAAAAGCTAACGAACAGCTTGCGGCAATACGTGAACAGCTTGCCGCCGCAATGACCGATGAAGATATTCTTGCCTTGATGGAGGCTACAAAGCTATTACCTAAAATTATGCGAGTACCCTTCTTTTCTGAGATGCAGAAGAGTCTTGCAGCAAAAGGATTCACTTTCGATCAAGATAAAAAGTTATTCGTGAAAGTATGATACCGCTAATTCGCGTAACAATTTTAGAAGCATTCCGAAAGTACATAGAGCAAAGCGATTATGCCAACTACGAGATAACCGAGCAATCGGTTATTGACAGTATAACAGGTGTATTTGAAGGCAATTCATATACAAAAATCGGAACCGCTTTCCATAAAATCGTAGAAGAAGGTACACCGCAATGCGAGAAAGTAGATGCAGGCGAGCGTACCTTCCTCTATTATGGAAAAGAACAGAAAGAGCCTGTTCCTTGTGGTAGATCCTTTGACATTGAAGGTGATAAAGTGATTATGGATATTGCACAATGCAAAACCGCGCTTTCCTATCGTAACGAATACCCGAATGCTTTTCATGAGATAAGACTGTATAAGGATTTTGGAGATGCTATTATAACAGGATGTGCCGATATGGTGAATGGTGTGGAGATCAGGGACATTAAGACTAAATATTCTTATCCTGCCGATGCCGATTACATCAATTCTTGCCAATGGCGATTTTATCTCCAGCTATTCAATTTAGACGTGTTTCACTTTGACTTGTTCATCTTTGAAGGATACGACAAAGATAAGCATGGATATGATGTCAGAGGACTTCCATTGAAACGCTATGAGCCTTCTATTACATGTTATCGTTATGATGGTATGGAGCAAGATAATACGAATCTATTACACTCTTTTTTAGAGTGGGCAGAATACAGAGATTTAACCAGGTATTTATTAAAAGAAAAAATAGAAAATTAATTATGGCAATTTTAAGTGGTTCTATATCTAAAGAAATTGAGATATGGAAAGATATTGTCGGATATGAAGGACTATATCAGATAAGCAATTTAGGCAGGGTGAAAAGTTTGAAAAGATATGTGCCACACTTCAAAGGAGGATTAAAAGTTGTACCTGAAAGGATAAAGACGATTTTTTATCAAAAAGACGGAAGACCAAGGGTTGAACTCAGTAAGGGGAATTTAAACAGGAAATTCCTTGTTTATAGACTTGTAGCACAGGCATTCATTCCTAATCCTAATAACTATCCTTGCATAAATCATAAGGATGAGAATCCGACAAACAATTCTATTGAGAATTTGGAATGGTGTACCCATAAATATAATATGAATTATGGCACAAGGACACATAGGACAGCAATAGCCAAATATAAGCCCGTTGGAATGTATCATCCAACATTGAATGTGCTTATGAGGGTATTCGACAGCATTAAAGAAACCTCATCTTATTTTAGTGTTACCGAATCTATCGTATCTAAATCATTAAGATCTAAAAGTAAAACAGTAAAAGGTTATAAATTAAAATTTATTTGATTATGTTAAGAGGAAGTATTTGTTTATCAGACATTCCAAAGGAATTAATAAAGAAAGTAAAGTGTAAAGATGGTAAGGAAAGATGTTTTTTAAACTTCGCAATCTTCAAGCGGAAAGAACCTGCTACATTTGGAGATATTACTTATACTCATTTTATGAGTTGCGCTCCTAAGAAAGAAGAGAGAAAAGAGGGTGTAAGATACATCATAGCAGATTTATCAGAAACTGTTGATTCTAATAAATATCCATCTTCCACAGAAGTAGAAGCTGCTCCGAGTGTTTCCCAGGATGATGATCTAGATTTGCCCTTCTGATGAAATACGATGGTTCCAATCCTCTCCACGTCCAGCAGGCAAGAGCGAAGCTGGAGAAGTTGATAAAGGAACAGAAAGTGTTTGAATTGACGGAAAAGAAACCGCAAAGATCTTTAAATCAGAACAAATACTTATGGCTTCTTATTGGATATTGGGCTACACAAACTGGATATACAAAGGACGAAGCAGAGTTCATATACAAGGAAGTAAACAAGGACATTTATTTTGTAGAGAAAGAAATAGCTGGTATAAAGGCAATATATGTCAGGCACACATACGAACTCGATACAAAAGAAATGTCCTTATCTGTTGAAAAATGGAGAAACTGGTCGGTTATGAATGATGTATTCCCTGTATATCTTCCTGCCCCTAATGAAGAAGCCCTGTTACAATTAGCCCAAATAGAGATTGATAGAATGAGTAAATATCTTTAAAAAATGAAACTTACTTTAACAAAACAAGAAGTGCTTCTCATCCAGTTACTTCTTCATATTTATAAAAACGACTTGCCCGATGACGTGACAGAGAAGCATGGACGTTTTGTCGGGAAGCTGTACAAGAAAATCAAAAGACAAGTTATTAATCAATTAAAGCAATAAAATTATGGAATCGAATATTTCGCGGGATCATATTGCGCTTGAAGCAATGAAGTGCATAATGATGACAGCAAAACGCAGGAGAACTTTATGGAACAGAGTTGTAACATTGTTTTTCCCATTCGAAGAAGAAAGTGTTATAAACTACAATCATGAAGGACAGGCTAAAACAGCTTACCAAATAGCTGATGCAATGATTAAGGAACGTAACAAGACAAAGGAGGAATGATATGTATTACGAGGTAAAGTTAAAGGTGATGAAACCTAACAAGGACGGTCTTGAAAAAGAAGTAAAAGAACACTTCATTACAGACTGTTCACTTTTTGCAGAAGCGGAAGCCAAAGGGCTTGAACAGTACGCATCTGATAATATTGAATCTGATGTCTTCTCCATTTCACGTTCAAACATCATTGAGATAATCAACGAAAAGACAGAAGACAAGCCATTCTTCAAGGCTACCATTGTAGATACTCAGATTGATGAGAACGGCAATGAGAAAGAATTGAAATACTATAATTTGGTTTGCGCAAAGGATTTAAAGGAGGCAAACACTTTGATGGAACAACACCTTTCACAAGGTTTGTCTGATATGAGATTGGATGCGATTGTTAAAACCAAAATAATTGATTTGATTTAGTTATGAAAGCATTATTTAAAATGGACTTCGATTGCGGAAGAATGGGCAATCTTGAAGGAGTATTTATTGCA